CAGTGGTCACACACTGACGGTAGAAGACGTTGATGACACAGCAGTACGTATTACTGAAATGTGGACACGTTATAACACAGAGCGTAAAAATGCTTTAAATCTTAATGAAGAAGCACGGCGGTTTGTTTATGCTACAGATATTGACAGCACTTCAGCATCAGATTTAATGCACAAAAACAGAACTCATCAACCAAAATTAACACAAATTGCAGATACTCTTAAAAGCCAGTACTTTGAAGCATCTCTATCTATGCCAGCATTTTTTAAATTTCCAGCCCCTAAAAATATAAAACCATCTGTAGCAACAGCTATGGAAAAATGGATGATGGTTAAACTAGAACAGCGTAAATTTAGAGAAGTAGTTGGTAGAGAGCTTATAAGCGATTTTGTTGATTACGGTAATTGTTTTGTTAGTGTAGATTACATTGTTGAGCATGATAATAATGGTAATGTAATATACAAAGGCCCAGATTTAAAACGTGTATCTCCTATGGATATGGTTTTTAATCCTAGAGAAAAGTTTCATAAAAGTGTTAAGATTGAAAGTTGTAATTTTCATATAGCAGATATAAAAGAGTTTTCAAAAAATTACCCCAATGCTGGGTTTAAACAAGGCACAATTAATAAAGCTATTGCATCAAGACACCCAGAGGGTATAGATGATTGGGTAGAAGTTATTAAAAACCGTGGCATTAATATGGACGGCTATGGAGGATTTGACCAATACTTTAAACAAGATTTAGCAGAGATATTAATATATAGAGGAGATGTATTTAACCCTTCTACTGGAGATATACAACGTAATAGGGTTGTATATATAATGGATCGTGTCCATATTATTCGTAACGAACCATCAAGATCTCCATCTAATTTTAGTGGGTTACATCATGCAGGTTGGCGTATTCGACCAGATAACTCATGGGCGCAAGGGCCACTAGATAATCTTGTTGGTATGCAACATAGAATAGACCACCTTGAAAATCTCAAAGCAGATGTGTTTGATGTTATTGCCCAACCAGTTTTATTTGTTAAGGGTGACGATGTTATGGAACCATCTGAAGGGTATAGGCCCGGAGCTATATATTATGGTGGTTTAGATTCTGATGTTCGTAGTATTGTTCCTGATGCAACAGCTTTAAACGCAGATACTCAAATTGCAAACTACCATCGTATGATGGAAGAAATGGCTGGCGCACCCCCAGAATCTAGAGGCGTAAGAACTCCCGGAGAAAAAACAGCATTTGAAGTTAGTAAATTAGACCAAAATGCTACGATGATGTTTGTAGATAAAGCAAGATTATTTGAACGTATGTTAGAAAATGTACTTAAAGAAACATTTGAGCTTATGTTGTTGAATTTTGATATTGAAGATTATGTAGAAGTATTTGGAGAAGATTCAGAGTCAGAAGGTCTTATAGCTCTTGCTAGTCAATCAACATTGTCTAGAGGTAATTTTGTAGCTATTGGTGCTAGACATTGGACTAGAAGAAATAGAGAAACTTTAGAAATGAACACTTTTATGTCTGGCCCGTTAAAAGATCCAAAAGTACGAGCGCATGTTGACGGTTTAAAACTAGCTACTTTTTGGGAGCGTAAACTTAATATTGAAGATGAAGGGATTATTGAGGAGTATGCAGGAATTAAAGAAGATGTTACACTTCAAGCAATTGCTCAAGAAGAGGCTCAAAAATTACAACAAGTCGCACAAACGCAACCAGTTGGAGTCGGAGATGTCTCTGGCACTGGTGTCCAGACTTTTACCGAAGAAGGAGGACAGGGAGGGGGTAATATCCCAAGCTAAGGGTAGCCCACTACTACTTAAATTTCTTGAAGACTATTTACTAGACGAAATTCTTGATAATACTTTTACCGAAGGTTATCACGAAGAAAGGGCTTTTCATGATGGAAAAGCTTATCAATCTAAATTAATATTAAAATTATTGAAGGGATTAACAAATGAGTGAAGCGTTGACAGACGCTCTTGAAAATGTAGAGTCGCCGGAAGTAGCTGACCAGCCAAAGCCGGAAGAAAGCCAAAAATCAGAACCTGCCTATATAGATACCCTAGTAGGTGAAGGTAAGAAGTACAATTCTACTGATGAACTGGCAAAAGCATACCACCATGCAAATGTACATATTGAAGAGTTAAAATCAGATCTTCAAGAATACAAAGGTGGTAAAGAAGCTTTTAACGAGCTTCTAAGCGAAATTCGTAATTCCAAAACGGAAGAGACTGTTGAAACCGTAGCCCTACCACAAGCTCCAGTTGAGACTCAAATCCACACGGAAGACGTAACGAAAATCGTGAGCGACCAATTTGCTCAAAGAGAAGCTGCTGCACTAGCAAAAACTAATGTAAGCGTTTCGATGAATAAATTGGTAGAGGTATACGGTTCTGAAATGCAAGTTAAAGCTGCCGTTACCAAAGCTGTTGGATCGGATAACAATGTTAAGGATATTATTGATAACCTTAGTAGAACAAACCCCGAAACAGCAGTTAAATTCATCACGGGTATTGTACCTGTATCTAGCGTAGATGCAAGCAATACTCCGGCAATCAACAACTCCTCTGGAGAAGTAAGTCCTTTTGAGGGGCAGTTAACTTGGACTAAATGCAGGGACATAAAGAAAGAAAACCCTCGTTTATATAAAAGTGCTGAGTTTCGCAAACAAATAGAAAAAGCTTCAACAGAAGCAGCGGAACGTGGTGTTGATTTTTTTGCAACTTAACTAAGAGGAGATCAAGATGGCTCTTGATACAACAAACAACTCCTCATTGATCCGTACTGCGGTATGGGCCAACGAGGTTAAGGATGTTTTGCAAGAAGAGCTAATGATGGATTCTCATGTCCGTTGGATTACTGAGTTTCCTGATGGCGACACTTTAAACATCCCCACATTGTCAGAAATGACAGTGCGAAATTATTCCGAAGGAGCGCAAGTAACTTTGGATGATCCTACCACTGGTAACTTCACACTAACTATTGACAAGTATTACCAATCAGGTTTTAAAATTCCTGAGAAGTTTCGTCATGATAGTTTTTATGTTAGTATTGCCGAAAGCAACTTTGTACAAAAGCTAACTCGTGCATTGCTTGAGCAGAAAGAATCTGATCTTGCAAACATTCAATCCGCACAGACTGCTACAAATCCTAATACCATAAATGGCGTTGACCATCGCTATGTTGGAACAGGCACTGGAGAAGTTATTACTCTAGCTGACATGCAAAAAGCTAAACTAGCTTTAGATAAAGCTAAAGTAATGCGTGGCAATCGCCGTGCATTTGTTGATCCATCCGTGACATATCAGTTGCAACAAATAAGCAATGTCATCCAGCAAGACGTGTATGGAGGAAATGCCTTTGTTAAAGAAGGTATGAATGGAACGGCCTACGTTGGTCGATTTGCTGGCTTTGATATTTTTGAGTCTCTGTTTCTTGATACAGCGGCTTCAGAATCTATCACAGCAACTGCTCCTAATGCTGGTGCGCTCACAGGTACTGATGCTCACATTAACATGTTTGTTGGTGAAGAGGCTTTTATTGGTGCTATGAGGGCTATGCCTGATATGGATGCTTGGTACGACAATAACACCCGTTCAGATGTTTACCATGTTACGATGCGTTATGGCGTTAAGCTGTATCGCCCCGAATCATTGGTTTGCGTACTGTCCGAATAGAACTAGGGAGGATTTAAAATGACACAAGCTCGTACTCCTGCTGGTTCTGCTCAGACGAGTGGTTCTGGCGAATACCTTGACGATACCTCACAATTTCCTACGGCACTTACTTGGCCTAAAGTACCCGGCTCTATTAATCGTATGATGAATAATGTTGAAGTTATTCGTGTACGTAGTAAAGCTGATGCTTCGGCTGATTTTGTCCATGAATTTGTGGCTAAAGACAATGGTAAAATTGAAGCCTTCCGTATTGAAAACGGCGCACAAGCTGCCGATGGATCTCATGGTTGGGAACTTCAATTTATTAATACTGACGCAAGTAGCGAAGTTGTAGGTTACTTTGGTGTTGGTACTGGTACAGAAGCTGCTAAAGCAACTGATAAAGCTGCTTGCGCTGCTAATGCTGTATTGGAACTTGTTAACACAACTGCCAAAAACTTTAATAAAGGCAATGTGATTCAAGTAACTGCTGACCGTGATGGCACAGCAATCCAAGGTACTATTGAACTTGTAATTGCATACAGTTCTGAAGGTACTGCTGACGACTAAGGGTTATAGGGGAGGGTCTAGGCTCTCCCCGCCCTACTTTAGGAGATTTAAATGGCAACTGCACATTCTACACTAACGGGAGCCGATTTGCACGAACCAAAAGGTGTAGCTGCTGCTAACGCCGATGAAATTTATATTGCAAACGGATCAGGTAGTGGTACATGGACTTCTGGCGATAATAATATATATTTACAGCTAGAGTTAGACGATGTTAGTTCAGCTTCAAGTACATGGCTACCATCACCTTGCACAGGTACTATTACAAAAATTCAAACTATTTTACACGGGGCTATAGCAGGTAGTGATGCAGCTATAACCTCTGAATTAAATGGTGTAGCTGTTACAGGTGGAGCTTTAACAATAACTCAAAGCGGATCTGCTGCTGGGGATATTGATACAACTTCACCTTCAAATAATAGAACACTAGCTGTTGGTACAAAAATTGAAATTATAACTGATGGTGGGTCTACTAACGCAATTAGACTTTCTATAGTACTTACAGTTACTCCTACCTAAGAGGTAAGCTATGAAGTTAACTTTACTTGAAATTGTACAAGACATGCTTACAGCTACTGACTCTGAGAATGTAAACTCTGTAGGTCATACAGAAGATGCTGGTATGTGCGTTAACATAGCTAATAGAGAATTTGAAAAACTTATTTCTAAATACAGGTGGAGACACACTAGAGGTTTAGGTAAACTATCTGTTACGTCTAATTTAAATGAGATGGTTTTACCCCCTAGTGCCATAGCTATTGTTCCAGATACACTTTATTATTCTGGCGATAGAGTGTATTATATGGAACCATCTACTTTTTTAGCATTTACTATTACACGTAATACTAGTGATAGTAATGTTTCTGAAGTTAATAGTACTAAAGTATATACAGATAGAAATCCACAATACTATACGTCTTGGGATGATGAAATTATTACTTTTGATTCTTACCCAAACGAGTCGGGCTTAGTTAGTGCAAATACAAATGCTATTCTTTATAGTCAACCTTCTAGCCGTTTAACTGCTGATTATCAATACTTTGATTTGCCAGCACAAGCATTTCCTGCATTAGTACAAAGGTGTATAGCAAAAGCTGTTTTAGAAATAAAAGGTGATACAGCAGGATACCAACAAGAAAAAAGAGAGGCTGATAATGCAGTAGCAGCACTTTCAATTAACGCCCGTGTTATAGATCAACCTGATGATAAACGTAAATACATAGTTGCTCGTAGGTCAATGAGGAACACTTTTAATAGGACTGAAAGGATTACCCCCTAATGGAAATAAAAGATATTTCTAACTTCCCTAACACTTCTGGTTGGCACATTATTCATGATTCAAATAATATGTGCTATAAAATTAAATCAGAAAAAGGCCAAACTAAAAATGAGATTTTTACACATAAATCTTTTGCAGAAAGAGCGTTGTATAAATATTTATCAAAAGTAAGTGAGCCTGTTAAGAAAAAAATAAATACTAAAACTACTGAAGAAAAATGACAACTAAAAAACTTCAACTACCTGTATCTGGATTTACAGATGGATTAAATACAGAAGCATCTGTGCTTAATGTATTACCATCTGAACTTATGGACGGTACAACTAATATTGAGTTATTCCAAAATGGATCTGCTCGGCGTAGGCGGGGTGTTGATTTTTTAGGTGCTTCTAGTTCTGGTGGTTTTTTACAAACTATAAGAACATCTACTATAGCTAATGAATTAAAACAAGAATCACCTGCTGGTAAATATGTCCAATTAACTGCTCCAAACGGTAATCTTGTTGAAAAAGTTGTTCTAGATATAAACAATACATTTTTAATATTTGACGTAACTAATGAATCATTAACAAACATAGACAACCCTACACAAACAATAAGCCGTACTGTTGATGGTATTGTACATTCACACGACCAGCAAAAGTTTGTTAATATGCAATTTTCTCAGTCTGGTAAAAGGTTGTTTTTTGCAGGTAAACACAGCCACCCCGGATATTTACAAGTATCGTCTGATAATACAAACCTAGAAGTA